TTACAGGGTTTGTATGCTGTTAATACAGGTACCGCAGGTATTATTACATTTAGAGAGACTAGCCCTACAGGCCGTGTTCGTATGCAGTTTGCTACAGTAGGCTCTGCTACTAGCTCTGAATATCCTGACATACCTGACGATGGGATACTGTTTAAGGATGGGGGATATGTAGATTATTCTCCTGTAAACATGTCTTCTATAACTTTGTTTTATGCGTAAGTACTATAAGAAAGGCGGCGGAGTGGGCATGAAAGGTATGTCCATCAGTAGTGGTGATAAACGCCCTACTAAATCCGGCGCGGGTATGACCGCCAAAGGTGTAGAGAAGTATAAGCGTAATAATCCCGGCTCTAAGTTAAAGACTGCGGTTACCGAGGATAAACCAACTGGCAAACGAGCTAGTAGACGTAAGTCATACTGCGCCCGATCTGCCGGACAAATGAAGAAGTTTCCAAAGGCTGCTAAAGACCCTAATTCAAGGTTGCGGCAAGCTAGGAAACGGTGGAAGTGCTAGGAGAAATAATGTGCCAAAAGCTATGAAAATAAGTAACCTGCCCACTGCGGAAGATAAGGCACGTCAGGCCGAGTTAGACGAAGCCTCTTCTCCTGAAGGAGCACGAAAAACAGGGAAAAAGAAATTTTTTGAGATGTACGAAGATGATGGACGTACCCCTAAGAAGCCTAAAAATAAGGAAGATAAAATGGACAGAAGTTCTATGTCAAAACAAATGATGAGTGCTGGCGGAAAGCTAAACATGGTAAAGGGAAAAGACGGTAAGATGGTTCCCGACTACGCGGCTGACGGTAAAGGCAAGATGATGGCTGGTGGTATGGCCAAGGCGTACAAGGACGGCGGTAAGGTTCGTGGCGCGGGAATTGCTAAAAAAGGCGTACGTGCCTGTAAGATGAGATAGGAGAAATAACGTGCCAAAATCTAAAAACTCAAAAAATTTATCGGGTGTAAACCTTCGACAAGAAGCTATAGACGCCGCTAGTATGGACAACAAGCAAGAGGTTAAGGCTGCAACTGAAGCTCAAAAAACTGCTTTGGCTAAGTCCGCAATAAAGCCGACCCCAGTACCAACGCTAGCACGACCTGACCAAGACACACTCTCCCTAGCCGACCGTACAGGATCGGGTGGGAGGGTAAATAAGAAAAATAGAGTTGAGCAGTTAAAGGCGGGAGTCGCATCATCTAAAAAAGCTAAAAAGGCGGGAGTCGCATCATCTAAAAAAGCTAAGATGCGCACTAAGAAGATGATGAGTGGCGGCATGGCAGAAATGCCCAAGTACAGTGCTGGCAAATCAGTTCGTGGTTACGGTAAAGCTCGCGGCGGTAAAGCCTGTAAGATGCGATAATGCGTAGGTATTACAAGTCCGGCGGGAAGATATGTGCCAAAGGCAAATCGTGGGCAAAGCGAACCTTTGATACATATCCTTCCGCGTACGCGAACATGGCTGCATCTAAGTATTGCAAAGACCCCAACTATGCAAAGGGATCAAAGGGTAAGAAGTAATGGGCGATCTTAAAAAGTGGGTAGACCAAGACTGGGTTAGGATTGGTACAGACGGAAAGATTAAAGGTAAATGTGGAACGTCTAAAAACAAAAAGAATCCAGATAGATGTTTACCTAGGAAAAAAGCGCAATCCCTTAGTAAAAGCGAAAGAGCAGCTACAGCTAAGAAGAAGAAACGTGCGGGATCAAAAGGAGAGACTGTAGTGAAAAATACAAAACCTGCTACTGTTAAGTTACGTGAGGGTGGCCTTGCTAGAGGTAAACGGTCTATAGCTACAGGCTGCGGACAAGTAAAAAATAATAGGCGAAAGAAAACACTTTACGTTTAGAGGTATAAGTTATGAAAGGTGTAAAGCACTACAAAAGAGACGGTACTGAGCACAAAGGCTCTAGCCATAAAATGGCTGACGGTACTCTTCATACTAATAAGTCCCACACTAAAACAAGTGTAAAGTTATTCCATATGAATGAACTTTCCGCTAAAGCTAAGACCAAGGCCAGCGGTAAAACTGCCAAGAAACGGAGCAAGTAGCAATGACCACATCGGGCACTACCGCATTCAACATGGACTTCACGGAGATCGCTGAAGAAGCGTTTGAACGTGCTGGTCGTGAAATGCGTTCTGGTTATGATCTTCGCACTGCGAGACGCTCCATGAACCTGCTTACTATCGAGTGGCAGAACCGTGGCATTAACATGTGGACTATAGATAGCGGCACTATAAACCTAGTCAAAGGGCAGACGCAGTATCCCCTGCCAGCGAATACCATAGACTTGTTAGAGCATCAGATACGGACAGGTAGTGGAAACGTCGCTACTCAGGCTGACCTTACCATAAGTCGTGTTAGTGTAAGTACTTACGCGTCTATCCCTAACAAGTTAACACAAGGTAGGCCCATCCAGCTTTACATAGAGCGGTTGCGTGATGCTCCTCTAGCCAACGTGTGGCCTGTACCAGATACTAACGATTATGTTTTATACTACTGGCGTATGCGTAGGATCGAAGACGCGGGTAGTGGTATACAGACTTCGGACATGAATTTTAGGTTTTTTCCTTGTCTGGTAGCGGGATTAGCTTATTATATAGCTATGAAACTGCCTGAGATGGTTGACCGAGTGCCTTTGTTAAAAGCTGTGTATGACGAGCAGTTTGAAATGGCCGCAGGAGAAGATAGGGAGAAGACCTCGGCTAGGTTTGTACCTCGTATAGGGTACGTATAACTATGGGCGCTCAATTTGCTTCTAGTAAAAAAGCCATTGCTTTATGCGATGTATGTGGATTCCAGTACAAACTAAGAGAGTTGAAGAACCTCATAGTTAAGAATAGAGACACTAACATAAAAGCGTGTACTGAGTGTTGGAACGAAGATCAACCGCAGAACAGATTAGGGGAATTTCCAGTACACGATCCCCAAGCATTACGTGATCCCCGCCCCGATACTAGTTTAGGTGAGTCAGGAGATCACAGCAGTAGAGATACCCAGTGGGGTTGGAACCCAGTAGGCGGAGGATTTGACCCCTATAATTTAACTCCCAACGCGCTAACAATAGCTGGTAATATAGGGCAAGTAACAGTAACTATTTAATAGGAGCATTAACATGCCACAAGGTAAAGGAACATACGGGTCAAAAGTAGGTCGGCCTAAGAAAGTAAAAAATAAAATGGGCTACTCAGAAGGCGGCAAAGTCAAAGTACGTGGTACTGGCGCGGCTACTAAAGGGTTGTACGCTAGAGGGCCAATGGCTTAAACCATGAACTACACAGAACTGAAAACTAATATTCAAGACATTTGTGAGAACACGTTCACAGATGCCCAGCTTGCTATGTTTACGCAACAGGCAGAGCAAAAGATATATAACTCAGTTCAAATACCCGCACTGCGTAAGAATGTAACTGGGCGTACTCAAGCAAATAATCAGTATTTAACCGTACCTCTTAGTGATTTTCTGTACACCTATAGTTTGGCGGTCATTGATTCTAATGGGTCATTTACGTACTTGTTAAATAAAGACGTTAACTTTATACGTGAAGCGTACCCTATTCCTACGACTACAGGTTTACCTAAGCATTATGCTTACTTCGATGACGCTAGCTTTATATTAGGGCCAACGCCTACTAATATTTATAACGTAGAGTTGCACTACGGTTACTATCCTGAGTCTATTGTTACAGCGGGTACTACATGGCTTGGAACTGAGTTTGACTCCGCATTGCTTAACGGAGCATTAATAGAAGCAATACGGTTCCTGAAAGGTGAGCCAGACATTATAGCTAACTATGAAAAAATGTTTGGGTTAGCTATGGCACTATTAAAAAATCTTGGGGATGGTAAACTACGCGAAGACACATACCGTTCTGGACAATACAGAATGTCAGTTAGTTAAGGAACTAAAGAATGTTTAATATAGCGGTATCAAATGTAGGCTCTGTAGGAGTTACTACTACTAACAACAAAGGACACGATCCTGAGTTTTGGGCAGAAATAGCTACAAGCCGGATAGTGTCAGTAGGTGGAGAGTGTCATCCAGCTATAAAAGAACAAGCAGAAGCGTTTAAAGCACAAGTGTTTAACGCAGTAAAATACTATATGGAAGAAGCAATCAAAAGCGATAGAACTACTTTAGTAGGGTTGCTTAACCAAAACCAACAACAAGACATGGCCGAAATCATTAGGAGATTGTAATGGCAATAGCTCAAGCAATGTGTACCTCGTTTAAAAAAGAATTACTCGAAGGTACTCATAATTTTCTAGCAAATGGAGGAAGCACCTTCAAACTAGCCTTATATACTAACTCCGCAACTCTTAATGCGGCTACATCAGCGTATACTAGTTCTAATGAATCTAGTGGAACCAATTATACTGCCGGGGGAGCAGCTTTAACTAACGTAAACCCTACTTCGTCTGGTACTACGGGGTTTACAGATTTTTCTAACCTAACTTTTAGTACGGTTACTTTAACTGCTAGAGGCGCGTTAATATTTAACAACTCAGCCGGAGGTAACAAATCTGTATGTGTGTTAGATTTTGGAGCTGACAAAACAGCTACTGCCGGAGATTTTACTGTTACTTTCCCAGCACCAGATGCTAGTAACGCGATTATTAGGATAGCATAGTGTCAGATGTTACGGGCTGGGGACGTGGAGTTTGGGGGTCTGCTACATGGGGAGACCCTGAGGCTGTATCACCTACTGGCGTTGTAGGTACAAGTGCATTAGGCAGTGTAGGCGTGGGTGGACAATCTGGAGCGCTTGTTACATCAGTTAGGGGTGTAGGGTCGGTAGGTAACGTTATAGTAGGTTCTTCTGTAACTTTTTCAGTATCCGGTGTTTTAGGCACTGGCGAGATAGGTACAACAAATGTGTGGGGGTTGATAGATACTTCTCAAACACCAAATTGGCAAACAATAGCCGCATGAGGGTTATATAATGGCAACATACGTTAATGATTTAAGACTAAAGGAGATTGGCACAGGCGAATCTTCTGGTACATGGGGCACTGAAACAAACGTCAACTTAGAGTTGATTGGTGAGGCTATGGGCTATGCGACTAAAGCGGTCGCTAATGCATCAACTTCTACTATTACAATGCCCGATGGAACAGCCACAGGCGGCGAGCTTAGGTCATTGTATCTAAAGCTAACTGGAGGTGGTCAAGCCTCCACAGTAACTCTGGCTCCCAACACCGTATCTAAAGTTTGGTTTATAGAAAACGCTACAAGCTACACTCTTACCTTTACAATGGGTTCTGGGGCTAATGTAGCAGTATTAGCAGGGCAGACTAAATCTATCGCCTCTGATGGCGCAGGTTCTGGTGCGGCGCTCTATGATGTTATGACTGACCTGTCAGTAGCAGGAGATTTCTTTGTTGCAAATACCATACAACCTGCCGGAGATACAGCTTCCGGCGATAATGCTGCGTTTGGTTATGCTTCCGCCGATGGAGCTATCTTAACAGGTCAGGGTTCAACGTCCGACGTTACTCTAAAGAACGATGCTGACGGTACTGTACTTACCATTCCTACAGGCACTACTAACGTAGATATTGTTGGTACAGCTACAGCGGCAACTTTTGAACCTGACGGAGATACAGCCGCTGGGGATAATGCTGCAATTGGCTATACATCTGCTGAAGGTCTTATTCTTACCGGACAAGGCTCAACCAACGATGTAACCATAAAGAATGACGCTGACGCAGATGTCATAGAGATTCCAACAGGTACAACTACCGTTAATTTTGCAGGGGCTGTGGATGTTGTTGGAGACTTAACTGCGGCTACATTTACGCCTGATGGAGATACAGCTTCGGGTGACGCTGCTGCCATAGGCTTTACAGCGGCAGAGGGTCTTATTCTTACAGGTCAAGGCTCAACGAATGACGTAACAATTAAGAACGATGCTGACACAGACGTTATTGAGATACCGACAGGCACCGTTAAGGCTGTAATAGCTGGACTGGTCGAGATATCCGCTGGTGACATTGCTATTAAAAACAGCGGAACCGTATCAACAGTTAAGTTTTATTGCGAGTCAAACAACGCGCATTATGCTCAACTTCAAGCTCCCGCACACTCCGCCTTTTCAGGCAACGTAACTCTTGTACTACCAGCTACTTCAGACACTTTGGCGGGTATTGCAGCTACACAGACTCTAAGTAATAAAACCCTAGCACACCCTTTGATTTCTGGAGATACAGCCGCTGGTGACGATGCCGCGCTCGGTTACACCAGTGCAGAGGGGCTTATCCTTACAGGTCAAGGTTCTACTAACGATGTAACTATTAAGAACGATGCTGATGCTGCTGTTTTAACTATTCCTACTGGAACCGTTAACGTCGCTATGGCAGGCACTGTTACTGCGACAAGCACTATAGTAGGTAACGCCGGAATACACGCTAAGAACGGCGCTACCGGAGCAGGTTTTGTTCAGTTCTTTGAGGACTCAGACAACGGCACGAACAAAGTTACTCTTGCTGGCCCTGCGTCTACCGCAGATATTACGCTAACTCTGCCGAGTTCAGCAGGCGTTAACGGTCAGGCTCTGGTCACTAACGGCTCTGGCGTATTGTCGTTTGAAGCCGTAGGCGGCGGGAACGTAGTAGACTTCGTAGCTAGTGGCACACTGCCTAATGGCAAGCCCGTTGTCTTAAAGTCTAATGGAACTATTGAAGTGGTGGCTTCGGGAGGCAGCAGTACTGTCATTTCAGCAGGAAGTCCAACTGTATTTGAGTCAGCAGATAGCGAATGGAACTCAGTCACTAGGTTAACCGACACTACAGCTATAGTGACTTATAGGGATAACGGTAACTCTGGCTACGGTA